ATGGAGAATCAAACAATGTTTCTGTTACTTCGTCGGGAGTTGGGTAGAAATCGGTTGCAGATCTTTTCTTCTCAGGATTTCCGCCAATCATCTGGCTTGCAGTGATTGATTCCATAGTTCTTATTCCTCTTCTTCTATTTCTCCTGGGGCTTCATTGCCCCATATGTCAAAGCCTTCATGCTCATATCTGGCATATAGCTCAAGCTTCTTGAGATCTGGATAGAGCTGATTGATGATCTGATATGAGATCTCTGGTTTCTGGCTATGCCGTCTGACTTTCTCTGTAAATACTGTATGTACTTTGCCTTGCGCTTCTTTCGCAACAGGAGTCAGCTTGCCCCTATACATATACAGCAGATACTCATGTCCGAATCGGACAGTATATGCGGCAGGTATACCGTTAACCTTATTCCAGATCATACGTGCATGAAGCTTATATCCAAGCTCTTCAGCAATTTTCTGGGATTCAAACAGATATTTGTCTATCGTCCATAAGAACAAAACATTGTTTGATTCTCCATCTCTGTCGCAGAGCGATGTAGCCTGCCGAAGATGCTCTTTGATATCTTCAAGACTCAGAGTAGGGTAGTCGAGCGGTTCACCTGCATGCCCGGTATGCCGTTTCTTTCCTTGCCCTTTCTGCTGCTTCCAGGGCGGGTCTGCCAGAATCAGACCATATGTATTATTGGTGTTATAGATATCGACTCTCAATGTACGGTTTTCCTCTTCTCCAATGTACGGTTTTAATTTGAATGATCGGTTTTCAGATTCGCTACACGAAACAAACCTTGTTTCAAAGACATCATGATCATGTGCAACTGCCAGCTATAAACAAACCCTTTATGCAGAATCTTATTATGCCAATACACAAATCCGTCTTCGTCGCATCGCCTGCATAATTCAGCAATGTCGGTAATCACATCGCCTTTGCTGTACTTGCGCCTGGATTCAAGATAATCGTTGTACTTCTTGATCTTTTCACATGAGCGACATTCATCGAGCCATAGCGATGGAATGTAGCCTTTGTTCTTCAGGTTCGGCCATTGCGCATACGCATGCTGACATCCGTTACATGGTTTCTTCATTCCATCTCCGCACAGGCATCTTCATAAAAAGTATCAAACGGTTCTGCGTCTCCGTTCAGATGCCAATTCTTTACCATCAGATTAATTCCATACAATTCATCAAAATATTCTTTAAAAGCTTTGAGCTTTCGAACCTCGTCTTCAAGTTCCGCAATCTTTACATCTTTGGAATCCACTTCATTCAAATCTCCTTAAAGTTATTGTCTGTTGTAAATAGCAATCAAATTAATTACATACACGCATATTTGCGGTATGCATTCTCTGTATTCTTCTTATTGACGCGGACATAAGTCATGGTCGTATCCAACTTGCTGTGTCCGAGAATATACGATACTTCCTGGATATCCATACCTCTGTCAGTCAGGTTTGTCGCGAATGTATGACGGAAACGGTGCGGATGAACTCCTTTGACGTGAGAGCGTTCTTCAAGCGACTTCAGCATCCGACGAATACCGCCTGGTGTATAACGGTCTCCTTTGCGCTTGTTGTAAAACAAAGCCGGATGACTGTCTTTTCTTGTATCGAGATAGCGTTTCAGCATCAGTGCAGTTACCTTGTCCATATAGACTTCACGCACCTTATCGCCTTTGCCAACTACGTTTAATTTCAGATCGTGGAAATCAAGATCGTCAATATTCAGATTGCAGACTTCCGAGATTCGACATCCAGTCTGCAAAAGGAAGTATACCATCGCAAGCTGGAATTCGTTGCTTGCCGCTTCCTTGATTAATTGGATCTCTTCGTCCGTAAACGGTTCTTCCTCTTCTGGTCTTGCCTTGATTGTACTGATATTCGCGGTTGGATTGGATTCGATCAATCCTTCTTTGTGCAACCAGGTAAAGAAGCTTGAATACGCATTATTGTTGCCCCTGATCGTGTTCATACTGATTCCACGATCTTTCTCCGTCATCATATACTGCCGAAGATGATAGACCGTTATCTTACGAACAGGCACTTTGATATCATGAATCATCCGTTGTAATACATATCTATAGTGCTCCGTTGTTGCTTTCGACTTGCCCTCAATACTTTTCGCATCAATAAACATCTTCAGCAATTGCTGTGATTCATCTTCGCCGGTTTCATTTATCTCTTCTACCGTTTCGACTTCGTACTTCATCATGATCTCGCCGAGATCATATGTAATCTGTCGAACAGTATTTGCAGGGATATACGCATTCAGCTTCGTTTCAAGATCAAGAAGAAGCATCTTCTTGTCTAAAACAGACATTATATGTTATACCTCGTCTTAATCTAAATAGAACTCAAAGTGGCAACTGTAACAATGTTGCAGTCGCCTGCCATTATGTACACGAATCTCCGACAACGTTCCGCCGCAATATCTGCATTTTGTTTCTAGGAATTCTCTGTCCCAGCATTTTGTACACAGTGTTTTAAGTTCATCTAAAGTATAGTTTCGATGACATAGATCACACAGTCCGCTTCCATGAGACTCATATGCATAATCACACGGACAGCCATTACATCCGCCAATGTAATCATCTTTAATATCATTTGGAAACTCTTCTTGCAGTTTCTCTCTGAATGTCATATTCATTCCTCTTTTGAATCGCACATAGCAGCTACGGTTTCCGCGCTTTCCAGAACTGTATATACTGCTCCGACTGAAGTAGTAACGATACAGTAGTTCTCATATCTGTCATCCGATTGCTTGATTGAAGCAATGTAGTCCTCATTCAGGAAAAGCGGTTTGCTCTGGTATCCGTGGCAGTTCGTGTCGTAGTATTTTTCCGTCAGTCTAATCATGTTTTCTCATTCAGCAGCTCTGGAATCGGCATTGAGAATATCTTATCGAAAACTCCTTTTTCGTTTAGTATTGGGAAAAATTCTCTGATATATTTCTGATATTCTTCTGAAGTTTCACAAAACTTCCCATCAATAATCTTGTCGAAATCAGATTTCCACTTCTCAGGAACATTGAACACATACGTTCCATAGGTGCTGTCGAAATCATCATCATAAGTTCTGACAAAATTTGGGTCTTTGTACAGCTTCTCTTCCCCGTATCCGCAATTCCGGTTTCCACCGCCAACGCGGGTGTAAATCTCAATTTTCCCATCATCAACAAAACAGTCTCGAAAGCGCGGCCACTCTTCTTGCTTGCGACCAAGCATCGGCATGATAAAGATACACGCAGGACTAAATCCATTCATCATGTTATATAAACTCATTTTATTCCTCCTTCTGCTGCTCTGGCAGCGGCACTATCGGCATCCAATGTGTTGGCTCCCACCACGAATGACTCCAATGCCATTTGGTATCTTTCGCGTACTCGTCTAAGCACTCAATCCCGGTCTTTTTACCTTGAAGTCTATTACGCACCTCTATAGATCCAGTATTCACGTCGCAGCACCACACAGAAGTAAACCGAATTGTTAGCTCTTCACACCAGCGCAGTCCTTCGCTTTCCTCGGGAAGCAACTCAGTCACTGGAATCCAGCGTTCCTTTGTGACTTCTGTTTCGTATGCGTCTGCCATTATCTGGTAAAACTTTTCCAGCTCCTCTATAGCATCGGCAGCTTCGTTGATAACGTCACCACCGTGAGCATAGTATTCATCTTCTCGCCTCGCTCTGTCTCTCAGACGAGCAACCAGTTCTTTATACATCATATTATTTTTCATTATTTGATTCAGGCGCGGCAGGCAGCGGCATCCAGTGTGTAACTTTCTTTTTCATGGTTCTTGTGCTTCGCATTGCGGTTATAATTTGCCAAATAGTATCTGTCTCGTTTCCGAATTTGTATGTATAACATTTTCCTACAAACATATAACCATCACACGGAGTATATCCAAGTACGAGTTCGCCATATTCTGGTAGCCGATCATTTACCGAAATCCAGGAAGAAAGCGGCACAATATTAATCTGTTCACACCGAATAGACTGTAGTTGCCTATATCCTTTCGTCAATGCCTCAATTGCATCAGCAGCCTGCCCAAATACACGACTGTTACTTTCACCGGCATTCTCCCATGCTCTCAGTTTGAGAACGAGATCTTCATACATCATTAATTCTCCTATTCCATAATTGAATTGCAAGTTTTGCATCTTCACATGGCATTGTTTTCACATGACAGTCTTCGCAAAATACAACATACCACAATGGCGTTTCACCAATAAACCCGTTTTTCTTTAAGTAAATCTGATTACTACCATGCGCGAAATCTAAATGTGCCATGCCGCCACAGAACGGACAAGATCTAATATCCATCAGTTTTCTCCAATCTTCGCGCCGCAGTTCGGACAGTACCGAAGTCTATATTCATAGTATGTAACATCTCCGTCATCTTCGTCACGCTCAACTCTGCGCCAATCTTGCAGTTCGATTCCGCACTCAGAACAAACAAACTGATCACAATCATCATATTCTATTGCGACGTTCTTACAAGTCTTCGGTTTCACCACGTCGGCGGCGGGAATGGAGTTGACCTTGTTAAGACAAGCGTTCCAGCCCGCATTGAAATCATCGTCTAAAAAGAATCCGCGCTCCTTTTTCTGCGGCAACTTCTCGCGTTCGATGTATTCAGTCATCACGTAACGCCACCTATCATTTCAGCTCCGCAGTTATAGCAGAACTTACAATCAGACTCGTCTATGAAATCAAGCATACTGTCTGTAGGGAGTGGCGCTCCACATTCCGAGCAACCGACATATACGCCGCGTTTGTAGGTGAACGTGTCAACATCGTTTCTTCTGATCTCGATCCAGTGACCAACATTATGCTGCGGTTCATCTGTTTCAATTGCACTGTATATATCGACTTCTGGATCTCCGTAGTAAACCTCGCATCGTCCATCTGGGAAAAAATGTGCCGGAGTATAACCATACTTCGGAAGCTTCATACCTTTTATGTATAAACTCATAATTCATCCACACTTGCCTGGATTGCGGTTGGCATTGTGGATATCTTTTCGAGGATATCTACACATGCGTCTTTGATCCCACCCTCATAGTCATCTTTCCACGTTATTTCATAGCGATTCTCGATAAACTCAATCAGCTTATCCGCATCAATCAGCCTCCCATGCGGCGAAACTGAGATAGCTTTATGTTTCAAGGTTTTCCACGACAAATCGGGCTGACCACTGATTATATCGACCGTTCCATCTGGGCTAATAGCAAGCAAAGTTACATCTTTCGGCATCTCCATGTCCTTAATATACAGCCCCATTACATTCCCTCCTCAATCGCCTGGATTACGGTGGGAGCGGCAGCTATTCCTTCAAGTACACCGCGAATCCACACTCTTGTTGCCTCGGTCATGTTATGCCTGTTTTGTATAAGCCACTCTTTAATAGAGGCATACAACTCGTCCAGATCCCCCAGCCGCCCATGCGGTGGGACGGGGACGGCAGTTCCAAGTGGTTTCAGATTTCCGTATCCAGAAAATTGGAAGACCCGACCATCTGCAAGGATCATAATATTCTTCATGTCGTCTGTCGGCATCTCCATGCCTTTGATCAGGAGACTCATGTTTCGCCCTCCAAAAATTGCTTCATTGGCTGATGATTCCATGATCTAATTGCCTTCCACGGTTCATCATAGGAGTCTGTGCGATGACCGCACTGTTTACACCAGATGTAAGTTCCGAACTGATGCCCAACAGGAATGCCGCAAATGTACGACTCAAATCCTTGCCCTATCCGTTCTACTCCTTCGCCACCACACTTCTCACACGGTTTCAGTTCGAACTCGCCCATGCTTATTCATCCTCCCCACTCAACCAAGGGAATTTTTCTGTGTAGCACTTACGGCAGAGGTCAAAATTACTGAATCCGTAAAGCGGATCATCTGCCGTCAAATGTATATACGCCCCTTTGTCTTCACGGCTATCTGTATACATCAGCTTTCCGCACTGGTCACACTTAATCATCTTGCTCATGTTTCCTCCTTCTGCTCAAACAGTGAACAAGCCTCACTGTCATCAGTAGTAGGTTCGTTTTCGCGATCACATTTCTTTACAGTGATGTCGCTGTACCAATAACACTCTCCGCATGTATTCATGATCATTACCCTTTTGACAGCTCTTCAGGATGGCAAATATAATAGTCGCTCATCCAAATTCCAATAATAGGATAAGTATATGCTGTCCCATATTTTTTCTTTGTCGTATAAAGATCCGTAAAAAATGGCGGATTACTGACATGTTCATCGAGAAACTGTTCGAGATGTTCTTTCCTGTTTTCATAAGATTTGTGGTAGATCTTTCCGCTATAAGCGCCTTTGATATAAAACCCTTCTCCATAGGCAAAAAGATTAATCGCTTCTCTAACGGTCATGTTTCCTCCTTCGGCAACGGACATGTTAAATAACAATAGTCCTCATCGCAGGCATCGCACTCTTTATCCAGAACATCGCAGGCACAGCACAGATCATCGACGCTCATATCCCAGACGTTGAAGTGTGGACAGTCTTTTGTCCAGCAGTCCTTTGGAAATCTATCCATCACTCAACCGCCTTCCTTAACCATGCAAGTCTGCACTCATGGCAATCATGTCTTCCAGGACAATTCTTTATATCGCACCATAGTGGCATGTCACGATATCTTATTTTCTTTATCATCTCTGCCAGTTCAAAATCTGTCATATTTCTGATCTGGTCAGCTTTTGTCTCCGGCCTGAAGTCTTCGCACTCTGTTATCCTGGAATCGTATCCTGTGCAACTTTTATCAGCACATTTTGAACAAAGCCCCATCACTCAGCCACCGTCTTTTCGCCTTTAATCGTTGCGACAAGGGAAACCGTCCTGCCGTCCTTCATCTTCCATTCGTATCCGAAAGAGTTCTGCCCATTTTTCATATTCGACAAGTACCAGTCGAGAACAGCTCTCTCCGCTTCGTCAGTAACGCAGGACTTGTTCTGCCACTCATAACCGTTCTTCTTGAGCGTCCCAGCGTAAATACCTGCGAGTCCACATGCAACATGATATTCAGCCATCTGTCTTCCTCCGATCCCGTTCCGCCCAGAGTTCCTGTTCCCACTTGACCCAGCCTGGTTTGTCGATAGTCTCGTTTCCATAGTCGTTGTATTCTCTCTGCCGCTCACAGTCAGCGATCATAACGCCGAGAGCTTTGTCGCTGATCTTCGGGAGGAGCGGTCTGACTGCATCTCTGATCAGAGAGGGCATATAGGTCTCGCGCCCCATGCAATAGCGAAGAGCGCAGGTGCAAAGACAGCCGAAGTCCTGTTCGTCCATTTCGATGGAGACCGTTCCAGGCTTTTTAGATTTCCTCACCATATTCTTCCTCACATTCTTCTTTATTTCGGAATCCGAGCTTACATCCTTCGATGGAGCAATACTTGCTGCCTTCGAACTCTTCAGACTCCCAGATCGCGTACCGACATTCGTTACAGCTCATTGTCAGGTCTCCACTTGCAATCGTCGCAGACACCGATGTGGCGATTTACATACGCGCCACACTTGAGACAGAGTTCGTTGCGACACTCATTGAAGAGCTTGCGTGAAACCACGTCCGCCGCAGGAATCATGTTTACATACTTCCTGGCAAGGTTCAGCGCGATATTGTTTTCATTCTGATCCTCGATCCACTCGTCGATCTCGTCCAGGGCTTTCTTCTTCTCAATAAACTCAATCATTGTGATGTCCTCCGTCGTAGCGCGGAATGTGATTAAGGATCTCTTTGATTTTGAATTTGTTCCCAGTCTTCTCTAATTCGTCGGATTCAAATCCGCTGCAAGTAGAACCGTCGCTGAAGATCAGGTAGATGTTATCTTTATAATCAGCATTGGTAACAACACCATAGATTCCGTCTCTGATAATTTTAACTTCGTCGCCGACGCAGATCTCTTCCTGGTACTCTTTGATCATCCTGATGATGTCCGCCGCTTCGTACATCTCAAAGATATTCGAAATGATGCGAGTACCAAAGATGTGGTTGATCTCGTCATCCGTCAGCCCGCGCTTATTAGTTGGCATCAGGATGAGGCAGAC